CGCGGCTGCCACCCGGGTTCAAGTATTCAAAGATCTCCGCTGCCAGTGTGGCCAGGCTAGCGCCTAGGTTGCGCGCGTTGGCGGCAACAACCTTGTCCTCAACGGAAACCAGCTTGTCATACAAGGGCATCCAATCAGCTATGTAATCACGCCTGAATGAGAAAAGCGCAGTGAGCAGGTCGGCCCGCTCCTTAGACACGTTAGAAAGCTTGGAAGCTTGAGCAATGGTTGTGCGCGCGGCTTGATGGCGCTTAACCCAATGCGCAAGTTTATCACGCAAAGGCTGCAATTCATCAACCGTCCACGGAGAGCCAGTAAACTGCAACCAAGCCCATTCGAAAAAGGCCTTAAAAGCCTTACAAATGGTCTCAGAAGCCTTAACTATGCCATTAAAGGCCCCAGTGGCGGTGACAAGTCCCTTAAAAGAAGGAGAACTTAAAAAATTGCCAACCACGCCTAGGCCCAAGGCGGCCAAAGCGGGCGGTAACATCTCAAGCCAGGCCGGCGTAGACCCGCTTTGCGGTTGAACACCGTTGTAGAAAGTGTAAGCACGAGCCAACAAATCAGAAATGCCGTTGACCTCAGCTTGGTACTTACCCCACCGCATAATTTTAAAAGCGATGGAAATCCGCTTGGCTATAGGATCATTGCCCTCAATGACGTGTGCGATAGCCGAAACAAGATCAGCAACAAAAGTCTTAATCCCGAGGGAACCACTAGGGTAACCAAGGTTAAGCAAAGCCGCGTCGCACTGAGCTTGAACGTAATTGGTAGAGCTTGTCAGAACGCCCCTTCCAATGCGGTTCTCAGCGGAACGGCGCCACTCAGAGGGACTCAAACAGCTCAACACGCGCTTCATTTGGGGTTGGGCAAACTGGAGTTTAACCAGCTTGCGAACGCGCTTCTTAAGCGCATCCGTGTTCAATCCCCGAGACGCACGAGCTGAACGCTCGACCATCCGTTCAGCGCGATTCTGCAAGCGCTCCAAATGTATTTTGTGAAGCTCGCGCTTGGCAGCATTTACCTGCGCCTGGTGATATGCGGCCATGGTAGCAGTAAGACGATACTGTTTGGGGATACTGGGAATTCCTTTTCCGTTCTTCCCGATACCCTCAACCACTTCATAATACTGCTCCAAATCCTCAATGTACGCTGGACCACCTGGACTTGCGGCACGGTGGACGCGGTTGTCCCGAGTAGGATTCTGCAAAACCCACTCAAGGACTTGCTTACCGCGCTTCTCATCAACTCCTAAGCGCTTGCTAAAAAGCTGCGCCGACACACAACCAAAATCCCCAGCCACGGGGTTGCAATCACGCCCTGATTCGATGTTGTTCGAAATCATTGTCATAACCGTGAAAATTTTTGTTTTTCTTTTTATTTAAAGTAAACAAATAGCCTCATCAGTAAAATCAGTGCTGTTAACGAGCATTCAAGCCTCCGAGATTGCATCGGAGCTCTATCGCTTTCGCATAGCGAACACCACGGAGTCAGCTTCCGGGGGGTTGGCGACCCCTTCGGTACGGGCCCACCCAACACGGGGTGAACAAATTGG